GGGCTATACCTTTTTCCCGGACGAGTGCTATCCACTCGGACTTCAGTAGAAGTCAAAAACTATACTCAAAAACAGCGATAAGCGCACGTTAAAGAATAAAGGGAGATTAGTGTCAAATAAATGAAAAAGACTAATCGCCTATTGTAAATACGAATATATACAATTAATTTAGAAATTTTGCTAAACCAGGATTTCCAACCTGGTAGGTGGTTGTGCTAAGAGGCACACTTGCAAGGGTTTCCCCAGGATATGCTAAACAAAGAAACATACCTGAAAAGTCATCCCCAGCAGATTTCTGCATAAATGTTGCAGCTAAACCACCAGAAGTAAGGAGGTGGGCCACTTGGGCCTTGATGTTGACATCTGTATTATTGTCTGGGCGACAAAAACGAAACATCGTATCATAGAAGTACGGAGCTTCCATCTCTAAAGCAGTGTTGTTGATGCAAGCAATAGAAGTGCCATGAATGACATTACTACTATCGTCAACATAAAACATAGATTTAGTAGTTGGAGTAACCTCATTTCTCATGAAACGCATTCGAATTGAACCACGCCAAAACAGGAAAAAGAGATTCATCAACATCTCAACCCCAAAATAATATTTGTGCCCACTCATAACAACAGGTTGATGCTGATATGTAGTGAGATCAAAATCAGTAGTGGGGCCATAATAATTTGTGGTTTTATGGAGGAGTTCACGAAGCGAAGAATAGGCTTCACCGCAAACAAGTTTTTCATGATGAAATGCTGACATTGATGGGTGCATTGGTCTGAAAGGTTTGGCAAAGTCCGCTCTAGGATTAGATTGAACTTCAAGCCACTTTTCACAATACTGTGCCCACTGAAAATCAGCATCAGCAGCTTTGTAAATGTTAAGATAAATTGGAGTATTCAACTCATCTTTTGGTTGCGACCAAGACAAAACTGTACACATTAAGGAAAATTGCTTGTTGTTGGTGTTAAATTTCTTTTGCAACATGTTGTCCATCCACGGTAACAAAGTCTCAAACTCAGTATCATTTTGCACATCAACAAATTCATGATAACACTCTTGCCAATCAGTACGAATGGCAGTAGCATCATTTTCGGAAAGCCAAAAGACTAAACGAACAGAATGAAATTTAGATGCAGTGATATAACATTTGATCTTAATGCTACCAGACCAGTATTTGAATAAACCAGCAACAGTATCACAATAGCAATACTCATTAATATTAGAACGAGCAATGATAACTGTTCCTGAAGTGGGAGTCAACCCAACAATTGCAACTAAGGTTGGTGTTCCTGCAATGTAATGGAGATCCATTTCATCTGCAGTTTGACCACCAACATTAGGAGTTGTTGTGATTGCACACTCAGGAAAAGTAGAAGCTTTTGGAGCTAAATCAAGCCCAGAACCATAATTAATGTGCCAGTGTGGATCAACCTTGATAACTTGTGTGTTATTAAGAGTTGTGGGTTTATCCAATCCTAGCATTTTAGCAGCGCCCCCAGCAAGGGAAAGTCCACCCGTAGCAAGTGCAGCATAGGGTCCAACAAATGGAACTGAAGAAAGCACACTAGATACAGATGCAGCAGCTTCAAGTGATGAAGAAATCGAACCAGAAGTTGATTTAGCATGAGCTTCTTTTGCAGGAGCACCTTTAGAATTAGGCTTTGGGGGTAAATGTTTGCTCTGAGTTTCAAGTGAGAAGTTTTTCCAGAAATCATATTGATTCAAAGAGGGACAGTTAACTTCAGGATTATTTGAAAGAATTTCAGAGACTGGTTCCGGTTTAACCTCAGGA